TGCTCGTGGAACTAAAATACACGAAGGTGGCAAGACAGGTAGTTGGACACAAATTGATACAGGTAGAACAAGTGCTGGTAAATATACACACTTCCGTTATAACTTGGCTGGCACAGAATTTATTGTGTGGGCCGATGGTGCAAATCATGCGACCAAGTATGATGGCAGCACTGTTACTGACCTTAACGCAACAGGCGCACCAACTAATCCAAAGTTTGTAGTAGGATTTAAAGACGCACTATTTTTTGCTGGTATGTCTAGCACACCACAGGCAATAACATTTACTGCACCTTTTACAGATAATGATTTTAGTACAGCTAACGGTGCAGGTACAATAAATGTAGACAGTAATATTACTGGACTGTTTCCATTTCGTGACCAACTATTTATATTTTGTGAAGAGCGTATATTTAAATTAGTTGGTAATACTATAGCAGATTTTCAAGTATTGCCTGTTACACGTGAAATAGGTTGCGTTAATGGGCATACCATTCAAGAAGTCGGTGGTGACATTATCTTCCTTGGTCCAGATGGACTGCGTACTGTTGCTGGTACAGAAAAGATTGGTGACGTTGAACTTGGTACAATTAGCCGACAGGTACAGCCAAGGTTTGAAGGACTAACTGATGTTGACGAATTTGACAGTGTAGTTCTACCTGATAAAACACAGTATCGTATATTCTTTTCTAACGCAAATACGACACGTTCTAATACAACAGGTGTTATAGCAGTTAGAAAACAAACATATGAGTTTGCTGATATTCGTGGTATAAGACCAAGTAGTACAGACTTTATTGTTGATGAAGGTGAATCAATAGTATTACATGGCGAATATGATGGATTTGTATATCGTCAAGAACAGGGCAATGACTTTGATGGTAATACTATTACAGGTAAGTACAGGTCTCCTGATTTATCTTTAGGTGATTCAGGTATTCGTAAAAACTTTCAGCGTATAATTATTAATTATGCACCTGAAGCTGCTGTTAATGCAGACTTGTTTGTAAGATATGACTATGAGTCACCACAAGTACCACGTCCTGCTGCATATCCGTTTGACACTGCCACTGTTGTGGCTGTTTATGGTTCATCGGTATATGGAACAGCAACATACGGTGGACAGTCAAACCCATTGGTTAGGCAACCGATTGAAGGTTCGGGATTTGCTGTAGCACTAAGAGTTAATGATAGAGGGGTATCAGCCCCATATTCGCTGAAGGGTTTTCAGCTAGAATTTGATGTAGGAGCAAGACGTTAATGGCAGGTTTTACCAGACAGTCCTCATATACTGATGGCGACATTATTAATGCTGCCGACAGTAATGATGAGTTTAATCAACTTGTAAATGCTTTTGCAAACACTTCAGGCCATAAACATGATGGCACTGCAGCAGAAGGTCCAGTTATTGGTTTAATTGGAGACCCCGGTGTTGCTACCCCACTTAACAAAGTTGTAGTTGACGATACTAATAATCGTGTAGGCGTGTTTGTTGATGTATCTGGTTCTACAACTGAGCAGTTTAGATTTCAAGATGGTGCTATTGTACCTGTAACTGATAACGATATTGACCTTGGTACAAGTAGCCTTGAGTTTAAAGATTTACATTTAGATGGTACTGCTAATATTGATAGTCTAGTAGCCGATACTGCTGACATTAACGGTGGTACTGCAGACAATGTTGTAATTGGTGGTAGCACTGCTGCTGCTATTACAGGCACTACGCTTGTAGCAAATACAAGTTTAAATATTGCAGGTGATGGTGCAACAGTTACAGGCATTAAAGATGAAGACAATATGGCTTCTAATAGTGCTACCAAACTGGCTACACAGCAATCTATTAAAGCGTATGTAGATGCACAGCTAACTGCAGAAGACTTAGATTTTCAAGCAGACAGTGGCGGTGCATTATCTATTGACCTTGATAGTGAAACACTTACCTTTACTGGTGGTACAGGTATTGACACTAGCGGTTCTGGTAACGCTGTTACATTTGCTATTGATAGCACTGTTACAACCCTAACAGGTTCGCAAACTCTCACAAACAAAACTCTCACTACACCTATTATTGCAGAAATTGATTCAGGCGCAGATATTACCCTAGATGCAACTGCTGATATTATTCTTGACGCAGGTGGTGCAAATATTATATTTAAAGATGATGGCACATCAATTCTTGATATTGCAAACAACTCATCCGATGTAGAACTTACTGTAAGCACAGCAGATAAGAACTTTGCTATTAAAGGTACAGATGGCTCATCTGCTATTACTGCACTTGACATTGACATGGCTCTTGCAGGTAAAGCTACTTTTAGTGGTGATGTTGTAGTTACAGGAGACCTAACTGTAACAGGTGATGACATTACTATGGCTACAAATACAGCTGGTCATGTTATGGTAGCTGATGGTACAAACTTTAACCCTGTAGCGATATCTGGTGATGTAACGATAAATAGTGCTGGTGCAGTAACTATTGCTAATGATGCTGTTGAAACAGCGATGGTCAATGCCAATGTCATCACAGGTCAAACACAAGAAACTACAGTAGATACATCAAACGATTTACTTTTATTCTTTGACAACTCAGCATCTGCTTTAAGAAAAATACCTGTTACTAATTTGGTATCGTCTGTAGGTGGTTTGTCTGATGTAGTTGCTGATACCTCACCACAACTAGGTGGTGACTTAGATGTTAATGGACAGGATATTGTATCAACATCTAATGGTAACATAAGCCTACTACCAAATGGTAGCGGTAAAGTTTTGATAGATGGTAACGGTTCTACAGGTGGGGTTATTCTTGAAGACGGCAGCATTGATATACGGTCTAGCACTGGCAGTGTTTCAGAAATAAAATTTTATTGTGAAGTAAATAACGCCCATGCTCAAACTTTAAAAGCACAACCACACTCTGCAGGAAGTAGCGCAGTATTAACATTACCTGTAGCAACAGGAACATTGGTGGGTAGCGGAGATACAGGGACAGTATCAAATGGTATGTTAGCTGGTAGTATTGCTGACAGCAAACTTAGCACTATTTCTACAGCAGGTAAAGTTGACCTTGGCGCACTTGAGATTGATGGAGGCACTGACATAGGTGCAGACCTTGTAGATGCTGACTTGCTTATTGTTGATGATGGTGCAAATGGCACAGAGCGTAAGTCAGAGTTTACACGTGTAAAAAAATACATCTACTCTGCAATGTCAGGTGATGCAACTGCAAGTGACTCAGGTGCATTGACAATTGCAAATGGTGCAGTAGAAAATGCAATGTTAGCAGGTTCTATTGCAGACAGCAAACTAAACACAATATCAACAGCAGGTAAAGTATCTATAGATGCCCTTGACATAGACGGTGGCACAGATATCGGTGCAGCACTTACAGACTCAGATATTTTTATAGTGGACGATGGTGCAGGTGGTACTAACAGAAAAGCTACAATGAGTAGACTAGCTACGTATGTTAATTCTACAAGCACTGGTGCTTCTGCTGGTTTTGCTGTGGCTATGGCAATTGCACTTTAATTCTTGACAAACAAACATAAATGTGGTATAATTAAGTAACTCGTATTCAGGAGAAATCATGGCACAGGATTTTGAAAGAAACATTGCAAGGAATGTAGGCACATCCGCAGTAACCATGCGTACAGCCAATTCTGATGATGCTCTTATAGGTATCAACATTGCTAATGTTACAACTTCTCAAATCAACATGGATGTGTTTATTAACGATGGGTCTAATGACTATTACATTGTTAAGGATGCACCTATACCTGTAGGGTCAGCCTTGCAGGTGCTTGATGGTGGGGCAAAGGTTGTAATGCAAAACAATGATGTACTAAAGGTACAGTCCGATACCGCAAGCAGCGCAGATGTTTGGGTCTCTGTAGTTGACACCATCAGTTCATAAGGAATAGCCCATGCCCCTCATTGGTAATCCTATCACTGCAAATTTTCAGAGCAGACCTGCTACCCAAGAGTTTAATGGTGACGGGTCTACAACCACGTTTACCCTAAATCAGACGGTAACTCAAGAAGATATTATCGTATCTGTAGATGGTGTCGTACAGGAAAGTGTTGATGCGTTCACTGTGCCAGACGGTACAACACTCACCTTTACTGCAGCACCATCAAGCGGAACAGGTAACATCTTCGTAATTTACATGGGTGTATCTGCAGCGTCTGTAACACCTGCCGCAGAAAACAAAGGTACGTTTAAGGCAAGCGGTATCTTTCGTACCAACGCACAATCTCTCGCATCTAACACAACCATTTTAGCAACAGAGAACGCTAACGTAACAGGGCCACTTACAGTAGCCAGCGGTGTAACACTCACCGTTGAATCTGGTGGTACATTGGTGACGCTATGAGTACGTTAAAGGCAGATACAATTCAAAATACATCTGGCGGTGCGGCTACGCTGACTAAGCAAGCAGCAGCTAGAATGTTTGCAAACGTAACTAATGTTTCAAATTCAAATTTAATTAAAAGTTCGCTAAACGTCAGCACCATGACAGACAATGCTACAGGAAAAGTGGAATTAAATTTTACAAATTCTTTTGCAACAGCGGGAGAATACTGCCTTACTTGTGGTGGCGGTGCTTCTTTTATGGTTGGAACAGATTTAGGAAACACAGAAGCAGTTGCAAATCATTATCCTGTTGCAAGTGTGGGAATATCTAATGTTAATGATGGTGGCACTCTTGAGGATACAAATGCTTTTTCAGCAGCGGCACACGGAGACCTAGCATGAGTACCATTCTTGTAAACACGCTCACTGGCGTAAGCACTGCTGGCTCTATTGTTGTGACAGGTGAAGGTAATAGCACAACAACTAATCTTCAGCAGGGGTTGGCAAAACATTTTCATTATTACGACCACGCTAATACCACTGTTAAGAGTAGTTTAAATCAAAGTAGCATTACTGATGTAAACACAGGTTTTTATGACCCTCAATTAACCAATAATATGGCTTCTGTTAATTACAATATTTTTGCCCACGCTACAGCAGAAAGCAACAATGCTAATTTTACTTATTATGGCTATAATCGTGCTACTGGTTCGTATAGAAGATATAATTATGATAATGCCAGTAGAGATATGGAACGGACTGACGGTATGTTGTTTGGAGACCTTGCATAATGGCACTAGGAAAGATAAAAGCAGACCAACTAGAACACAGCACCGCAGGGTCGCTTGATACGCAGTTTGTAGTTAAGGGTAGTGCGAAGGCATGGTTGCAATACTTACAGGCAACACCTGTAGTAACTGACAGTTTTAATATTAGCAGTGTTGCAGATAATTCAACAGGAAATTTTACCGTTAATTATACTAACGCTTTCGACAATTCAGGACACGCAAGAAGTTTAATGGCTAATTCAGGTTTTTACTGTGGAGTTCAAGATAGAGCAACAGGTAGCACTCAACTTCACAATAGGTCTGATGCTAACTCACTTACTGACACTGGCGCATACGGTGCATTTCATGGAGACCTTGCATAATGGACACACCTAAATTTCAAGGCACACACTTGTGGGATAGACTGTGTTGGGCTAAAGAAAACCTAGAAGCCTATCAGTCAGACTACCGTGTTGTATACGAAGATAGCATAGACGAGTGTGCTAAAATACTTGTACCAGACCCCAACTGGATGGCTTGTGCATTGCAGGGCGGCATCCTAG